GTTTTTATTGCGAACTGGATTTTTCGAGGGCATAATCTTCACAAGGATGAAGCAAATGGCAAAAAAACAACCATCAAACACCGTCAAATCAGCCGTCAGCGCAATGCTCAACGCTGCGCTCCCAGAATTCACGCCTCCAGCCCACGTTCGTGTGCGCGAGAAAGACCAACCATTCTGGTCGGCTATCATGTCTTCCCGCGCGCGCGAGGAATGGTCGAAAACTGACTTCGTTGTTGCGGCGCAGCTGGCGCGTTGTCAGGCAGACATCGAAACTGAGTCCTGCCTGCTGGAAGGCGAAGGCAGCGTCATGGAAAATTTCCGTGGCACGATGGTGATGAACCCTCGGCATTCGGTTCTGGAGCAGTTGGCCAGGCGTGAATTGGCATTGATGCGCTCGCTCGGTCTGACTGGCGTGTCAACTCGCGGCAACAAGGAAGATGTCGAGAAGGCCCGTAAGGTACAACGTCAGGCAGCTGCCGCACGAGATGAGTTGCAAGAAGACGATCTTCTGGCAAGCTGATGGCCACCAAGAAACAAAAGAAGCTGACTCGCGGTGAACGAGTCATTGCTTTTATTGAACGTCATTGCCGAGCTCCAGAGGGCGAGCACGTTGGCAAGCCGATTGTCCTGAGTGAATTTCAGCGAAAATTTATTCTTGACATATACGACAACAAGCATGGTACGCGCAGAGCATTCCTAAGCATTGGTCGTAAAAACGGAAAGACAGCTTTAATTGCTGGCATACTTCTTGCACACATTGCAGGGCCAGAGGCGGTAATTAACAGCCAGATCATTTCAGGCGCGTTGAGCCGAGAACAAGCATCGGTTGTGTTTGCTCTGGCCAGCAAGATGATTCAGATGTCTCCTGAGCTGACCAAGGTGACGCGAATCGTTCCGTCATCCAAGCGCATCATAGGACTGGCCCGAAACGTAGAGTTCAGGGCGCTGTCAGCTGACGGTAGGACGGCTCACGGTTTGTCTCCGATTCTGGCGATTCTTGATGAGACTGGACAGGTGCGCGGCCCACAGTCGGACTTCATTGACGCGATCACTACGGCGCAAGGTGCGCACAAAGACCCGCTTTTGATTTGCATCAGCACTCAGGCTCCGAATGACAACGATCTGCTATCCATCTGGCTGGACGATGCGCGTGAGAGCAATGACCCGCGCATTGTTTGCCACGTTTACGAGGCTCCAAAGGATGCTGACATCATGGATCGTGATGGCTGGAAGGCATCCAACCCTGCAATTGGCGTGTTCCGCAGCTTGAAGGACGTTGAGGAGCAAGCTGAAAGGGCACAGCGGATGCCGTCATTCGAGCCAACATTCAGAAACTTGGTGCTAAACCAGCGCGTCGAGATGTCCGCGCCGTTCATCTCCAAGGGTGTTTGGCTGCTTAACAGCATGGAAGCCGACGATTCGGTCTTCTACAAATACCCCGTCTACGGCGGTTTGGACTTGTCGGCCAAGAATGACTTGACCGCAATGGTTCTGATCGCGCACGACACAGAACGCTGGCACGTTAAACCGATCTTCTGGACTCCAGATAAGGGATTGCGTGATCGAGCCAAACGTGACCGAGCGCCGTATGACATCTGGGCAGACCAAGGGTTCATCCGAGCCTTGCCTGGCGCGTCAATCGACTACGAGATCGTTGCGCACGAGATTGTTGATACCATTTCTGACATGAACATTGTCTCGATGGCTTTTGACCGCTGGCGCTTTGACTTGCTCAAGAAGGAGTTTGACAAGATGGGCATTGAGCTACCATTGCATCCGTTCGGTCAAGGCTTCAAGGATATGGCTCCGGCGATTGACTCGCTTGAAACGCTGCTGCTGAATGAACAAATGGCGCATTCCGCACACCCAGTTTTGACTATGTGCATGGCAAATGCTAAGATTGAACAAGATGCAGCCGGAAACCGCAAGCTGAACAAGCAAAAGGCGACTGGACGCATTGACGGCGCGGTTGCATTGGCGATGGCCGTAGGTGTAACCCCACAGATAAGTACCGAAGGGGATTTCGATGGCTTTCTGTCTAATCCGGTGACGTTCAAATGAACATGTTTTACAGCTTCTCCAATTGGGTGATCGGTGGTCTGCGCCGATCAAAAGGCATCCAGTATTCAACCCCGTCTAGCTACGCCGAAGATGCAGCATCCACAGTCACCTACGACAGTGCAATGCAGCTATCTGCGGTCTGGGCCTGCGTGAAACTGCTCGCTGAGACAGTCTCATCGCTCCCTCTCACGATCTACAAGAAGACTCCAGATGGTCGAGTTGTGTATGAAACACACGCTTTGACCACGCTTTTTGAAGGAAAAGTGAACCGATACCAGACAAAAATTGAGTTTTTTGAGACTGTTTTGCTGAATTTGGTCATCAACGGCAACTCTTACTGCAAGATTGAGCGAGTGGGCGACAGAATCGTTAGTTTGTTGCCAATCATGGCCGCGCAGGTCGAGCCGATGATGCTTGACGATGGTTCGATGGTTTACAACTACACGAACGACCAAGGTGTTGCTGTATTCGCATCAGAGAGCATTTGGCATCTGAAATTGATGGGCAACGGAACGATTGGCATGTCTCCTTTGGCATACCAACGCAATTCGTTGGGCATCGCACAGGCTGCTGAGAGTGCAGTCACGAAAATCTATCGCAACGGCGCAAAACCATCTGGTGTTTTGAGTATGGATCGCGTGTTGACTGATGCTCAGCGCACTGCTGTTCGCGCCAACTTCAATACATTGACCACAAGCTCTGATGATCGCTTGATGGTTCTCGAAGGTGGCATGAAGTTTGATGCCATTTCATTGTCTCCACAAGACATTGAATTGCTGGCAAGCCGTAAATTCCAAATCGCTGAAGTTTGCCGCTGGTACGGTGTGCCATCTGTGATGATTAACGACTCGTCTGGCACGAGCGTCTGGGGTTCTGGCATTGAACAGGTGATGCAGGGCTTCTACAAGCTGACTTTGCGCCCATTGCTTGAGAAGATTGAGGCCAGCATGATGGTCAACCTGCTGACACCGGCAGAGCGCAACCGCATGGACATTGCTTTTGATTTTGATGCACTGCTTCGCGCTGATGTGAAGTCTCGCTACGAGTCATATCGCATCGCCATCACAAATGGCTTGATGACTCCGAACGAAGCTCGCGCAATGGAGCACTTGCCAGAGAAAGAAGGCGGCGATCAGTTGTTGATTCAGGGCGCTATGGCTCCTGTCGACGGCCTTGGACAGCAGAATGTTGTTGCGCCTGCTGTAGACCCTATTGCTCAAGCACAAACTGCTATTGACGAGGCTCAGAAGGATGCTCGCATGACTGCGATGTTTGAAGAGATGAAGTCTTTGAAGACATTGGTTCAGTTGAGCACAAAGAATCAGCCTGCACCAGCTCCTCAGCCAATCTCTGTTCGCATGGATGTGGATGGCAAGCAATTCTCCGATGCAGCATTGCAGATGAAGAAAACGACTGAGCACATGAACGACACGATGATTAAAGCGATGGATCGCTTCACTGACACGATGAGAAACATGCCAGCACCTAGCGTGACGGTTGAAGCCATCATGCCAGAGCTCAAGCAGATTAATCCGACAGTAACTGTTGTGAACGAAGTTGCCCCTGCTGCTGTAACTGTGGTTGATAATCATCCATCACGAGCAGTTCAAACCGTTGACAGAGATGCAAACGGAGAAATCTTGCGCACAGTAATCAATTACGAGAAATGATATGGCAGTGACGTACTCAACAACGGTAAAAAATGCGCGACTGAGCGCAGTTGTGACGGCTATTGGTCCAACTGGTGTGCTTGAGATCGGAACAGCTGGAATGGCCACGGTGCTGGCCAGCCTTAGCCTAAGCAATCCCGCCGGTACTGTCGCCTCTGGTGTTTTGACGTTCTCTGGCTTTCCAAAGTCTGACACTGAGGCAAATGCAAGCGGAACGGCTGCTGCTGCTCGCATCCGCACAGCAACTGGTGGTGTAGACCTGATTACTGGCCTCACGGTTGGTACATCTATGTCTGACATCATCATCGACAACGTGTCAATCGTTGCTGGCCAGACAATCACAATCAACAGCGCCTCTATTACCCACGCGCCATGACCACAGGAACGATGTCCGCATTGGAGGGTGATGGCGACACTCTAGGTGGCATCGTTCAATCCAACTGGTTTTTCTATTTCACGCAGCAGCCTGAAGGCGTTGACGTTTTTCAGTCTCCTATTGCCTTTGCAATGCCTGCAAGTGGCGAAATGGCGGCTTCAGAAGCTGGCGAGGATAGCTTTACTGCCATTGCCGTTCATACGGCCAAGCCAACCGTAGTTACTGGTGGAAGACGCAACGAAAACCTTGTTTGGGGCGAGTGGCCAGCCCTAGATGACGAGGAAGCGCGTAAAATTAAGCGCAAACGCAACGAATTGTTGCTGTTGCTTCACTGAAACCTTACAATTCCGTGAAAAGGGATATGCAAATGGAAACAAAACGTCTTGCTGTAAATTCGCTCGACCTGAAATTTGTCGGCGACGATATGTCGTTTTCTGGTTACGCCTCAGTGTTTGGCGGCGTGGATGCTTATGGCGACACGATTGACCCGAAGGCGTATGACCGCACACTCATCAACCGTGATCGTCCGATTCGATTGCGTTGGAACCACTATGGCCCTGTAATTGGCAAGTGGAAAAACATGTTTGTTGATGACAAGGGTTTGTTTGTTGAGGGTCAATTGACACCTGGCCATTCAACCGCAATGGATGTCTATGCTTCGATGAAGCACGGCGCTATCGACGGTATGTCCATTGGTTACATCCCGACAAAGAGCGAGCAGATTGATGACAATCGTCGCTTGTTGAAAGAAATTGATTTGTTTGAGATCAGTGTTGTTGAAGAGCCTGCCGATTTGAACGCTACGATCAATAGCGTGAAGTCAGCTCTCGAAACTGCCTCAAGCATTCGTGAAGTTGAAGCTGTGCTGAGGGAGTCAGGCGGCTTTAGTCGGAATGATGCGTGTATGCTGGTATCGCGTATCAAGTCCTTGCTGAAAGGCGATCTTTTGGCAGAAGAAGATGCCAAGCGAGAAATTGCTCGGCTGTTCCAGATTAAAGCGTAACCACTCCTTAAAGGAAATCATCATGGAATTGAAAGACATCATCGAAGCTGGTTTGAAGTCGCAAGAAGTCAAACTGCAAGCTGCCATCGACAAGTTCGAAGGCCAATTGAAAGACAAAGGCAATGTTGACACCGAAGTCAAAGGCGAAGTGAAAGAACTGTCTGAGCAGTTCAAGTCTTTGTCTACTCAAATGACTGAGTTGGCACAAAAGCAAACCGTTGCTGCACAAATGGAAGCCAAGCCTGTTTCCGCTGCTGAAGAGTTCGTTAAGTCTGAGCAATTCAAACAGCTCGTGACTGGCAACACTCAACGCGCTCGCTTTGAAGTTAAGAACACTGTGACCTCTGGTTCTACAACTGTGTTCCCAGACCAAAAGCCTGGCATCATTCCTGGCAACTTCTTGCCCACTAGCATCCGCGCTGCTTTGACTAGCATCGCTGTGTCTACCAACATGGTCAACGCTTTGCGTGAAGCCACTTGGACAAACTCTGCTGCTGAAGTATCTCAAGGCGCTTCCAAGGCTGAGTCTGATGCGACTTTTGAGCAATACAACGTGCCAATCACAACCGTTGCTCACTGGATAAAAATCTCAAATCAGCTATTGGCTGACGCTCCTGCTGTTGTGGCTTATATTGAGTCTCGCTTGCGTGACGGTTTGGCTCAACGCATCGACGCTCAGTTGCTTAACGGCAATGGCACTAGCCCTAACCTGTCTGGCTTGACTGACAGCGGTAACTTCACTGCCTACAGTGCTTCTAGCGATGACTTGTTGGTTGACGCAATCTCTCGTGCAAAATACGCTTTGTGGGCAACCGGCAACGCTCCTGACACTGTAATCGTGAACCCTGCGGACTGGGGCGCAATGGAGCGTACACGCGAGACTTACACAGGCGGCAAAGGCGAATACCTGTACGGTATGCCTGGCATGGCTGCTGGCATGAACCCATTTGGCGTGAATGTGATTCTTTCGAACCACATGGCTTCTGGCAAGTTCCTGATCGGCGCATTGCGTACTTCTGCAATCCTTTACAATCGCAGCGGTGCTGTAATTGAAATGGGTTACATTAACGAAGATTTCACCAAAAACTTAATTACAATTCGCGCAGAAGAGCGTTTGGGCTTAGGCACCGAGCGTCCTGCTGGCATTTTGTACGGTGACTATTCCGCTTAAGGTGTAAAGTTTTAAGAAGCCCTCTTCGGAGGGCTTTTTAACGTCCAAAATAAACCGAGTAAAATATGCAAAAGGAGATTTTATGGAAGTCAAATTTTGCAATAAATGCTCAACTAAAAAGTCATTGTTTGAGTTTGGCAAATCGAACAGGAGTAAGGATGGATTGCAGTCTAAGTGTAAGGAATGCGACAAAGATTACCGAAATAAAAATAAAAGCAAGATTGCCAAGTACATGTCTGAGTACAACATAAAAAACAGAGATTTACTGGTCAAGAAAAAAAGACAGTACAGAATAGAAAACATAGACGAAATAAGAAGACGAGACAGGCTGTGGTCTATAAAAAATAAAGAAAAGGTAAGAGCAAACCAAGAAAAGCAATGGTCACTAAACAGGAAGAAATATTACGCTAAGGCTGTTGAAAGATGCAAGTTGAGAAGGTCGAGCGATGATATTTATTACTTGAAAGGGAAAATATCTCATAGAGTGCGTATGGCCATGAAAGGAATTGGTCTAAGAAAAGGTTCAGCAACATCAGAAATGATCGGATGCACTTGGGAAGAGTTTCATTTGCATATTGAGCGCCAATTCCAAAAAGGCATGACTTGGAAAAACAGAAACCTATGGCATATCGACCACATAATTCCACTAGCCACAGCAACTTGTGAAGATGACATAATCCGACTTAACCATTTCACAAACCTTCGTCCGTTGTGGGCTGAAGACAACCTTCGCAAAAGCGACAAACTGGAGTACATCTTATGAAAATCGTAATCACATCAAAGAAGCCAATCATGGCTGTCGGCTATGGTCGCTTGCCAGCTGGTGTGCCAGTTGAAGTCAAGGACTCATTGGCTATGTTTTTTATCGAACGAGGGGAAGCTGTTCGTTTTGAGACAAAGGAGTTGGCAGATCGCCCTTTAGTGGAAGATGGCGAGGAGGAACAGTCGTCGTCCTTGCCAGCGGCCCAAGCCTCAACGGAGGAGACATCGAGCGAGTCAGAAACTGGCGTTTCGATGAGCAAGCGCGGACGCAAGAAAAAAGGGCAGTAATTGTTGCCAACACCACGTTCAGAGCCGCGCCTTGGGCGGATGCTCTGTTTGCTCTTGATGAGCCTTGGTGGTCGTTGCATCTTGATGAAGTGAACCGTGACTTCGTTGGCCAGAGGTTCTGCACGAACAATCTGCCAGCGAAGTATATGACGACATATCTGAATCCTGCGAAATTCAACGCCTACGGAAATTCTGGTGCTGGCGGAGTGTCTTTGGCGCTGTTCGGAGATGCTGAGCGCGTGATCATGCTTGGGTTTGATTGTCAGCACACATACGGCAAGGCTCACTGGCACGGAAACCACCCCAGAGGGCTCGCAAACGCGAAACAGATAGACAGGTGGCCTGCGCTATTTAAACGACTCAGAGACGACCATCCTGACGCTGAAATCATCAATGCAAGCCGAGTGACGGCGCTTGATATGTTTCCGAGACGAAATCTTGAGGATCTGCTGTGAGAATTTGCGTTTTAAGAAGCGGAAAAGAGTACGGGCCGAAGCACGTACAGTGGCTTGCGCGACAGGTTCCTGATTTGGTTTGCCTTTCTGATGTTGAGGTTGAGGGTGTGCACACCATAAGGCTCAAACACGATTGGCCAGGCTGGTGGGCGAAGATGGAGCTGTTTCGGCCTGACATTCAGGAAGATCTGCTGTTTTTCGACCTTGACACAGTTGTCATCGGTGGCATTGAGCAGCTTGAGTCTCTTGAGCACACTACGCTGCTCAGTGATTTTTACAAGCCTCACTTGCCCGCTTCCGGCTTGATGTTGATCAAGAATCGCGACAAAGACAGGGTTTGGTCTGACTGGATGGAAAACCCAGAGGCACACATGAGGCGCTGCGTGACACGCGAGCATTGGGGTGATCAGGGTTATCTGCGTGACGTTTTGCCGTGCAAGCGCTGGCAGATTGAGCTGCCGAACAAGATTTTCAGCTACAAGGCGCATTCATTGAAAATCGTGCCGGTAGGCGCAAGCGTGATCTGCTTCCATGGCAACCCACGACCATGGGATGTCAAAAAGAGTTGGATTCCTGAGCTTTGAAAGGTAAACTCTGGGCATGAGCAATACAAACTTTCCTTTCTGGCAGGGCTTGAAGAAGCTCCTCGTTGACCGAGGGGATGGAACGCACGCTGAGCGCGTTGAGGCTTACCCGCCGGTGAAATTGATGACTCAGGATGACAGCGATCACGCTCGATTAAAAGTTGATACTGGTAATACAGGGTTCTTTTCTGGTCATGAGTTTCGTACCTTCTACGAATTCAGCATCCCATCTGGCCAGACTCGCGTGATAAAGGTTGTTGCACCGATTGACACCATCGTTCAAATGTTCGCTACCGAGCTTGATCTGGCCGAGCTTCGAGTCGAACTTCGCGCAGGTGGAACTGAGGGTGGAACTTTCTCGACTGCCATACCATCGCTTCCAGCTAACGGTATGAGCACAACATCTGGCTACGCAGGTCAGGTTGCAATGAGTACAGGTGGCACACACACTGGCGGAACCGTTTACGACTTGCTGACGTTATACAGCGGAGCAAATGCAAACAAGGCTGTTGCTTCTACAGCTTCTGAAAGTCTTCCACAAGGCTTTCCAGCTGGAACCTATTACATTTCATTGCAGAATACTGATGGCGCAACTGCCACTGGCATATTCCGCGCACGTTGGGAAGAAAGACCATGAGCATCATTACATTGGCAACAGCTAAACTCCACCTTCGCGTGGATCACACAGACGAAGACACGCTTATCCAGATTTATCTGGATGGCTGCGAGAAGGCTGCGTCAAACTATCTTGGCCGCAATCTGTACGCCTCAAGCATCGGTAGCGACTTGGACGGATTGGTCATGGATGATGCAGTTAAGAGCGCCATCTTGCTCCAAGTGGGCAACCTCTATGCGAACCGCGAGGCCACGGTGCAACCAATGCGCTCTGCAATTGTTGAGTTGCCTCTTGGTGTAAAGTGGTTGCTTGATCCATATCGCATCAACTTGGGCATGTAATATGCAAGCAGGCCGCTTAAAAAATCGTGTTGTAATTCAGCAACAATCGACGACTCAGGACTCGATTGGCCAGCCTGTAAACACTTGGACGACTTACGCGACAGTCTGGGCAAACATCATTCACCAGAAGGGCGCTGAGGCGATCAAAGCAGACCAAGTGATGTCTACGCTTCGAGCCAGTATTCGCGTTCGTTACAAGGCCGGTATCACAACCGCAATGCGAGTGTCTTACGCATCGAAGATTTACCAGATCATCTCCATCATTCCTGATGCTGAAAGCAAGGATTACATGGATTTGGTTTGTGAGGTATACGGTGGCTAGAGGCCAGAATTCCATTACGATTTCAATTGATACATCATCTGTTCAGAGGATGATGACTGAGCTTGCCGAAAATGCAAGAGATGCCATCAGACCTGCGGCTCAGGCTGGTGCTCAAGTGATTTACGAGGAAGCAAAGAGGCTGGCCGGACGCAGCGCTAAGTCACATTACTTCTATGGAACTTCATGGAAGAGTGGTAGCGAGAGCAAGGCTGGACGGTACAAATTCAATCCTGGAAACCTTCAGAGATCAATCTATCAGGTCTACTCGAAGGATAATTCTAGTCAAGACCTCGCAACTTACCATGTGAGTTGGAATATGGAGAAAGCTCCATACGGCTTGTTTGTTGAGTACGGTATTAGCCCGTACATCAAAAAAGGAACAGCATCTCAGCAGTCGTTCATTCGTGCGGCTGCTTTAAACAAGAGCGAGGAAGCTGCTCTTGCAATTGAAGGTGAACTTGCTAAAAGGTTGGGCAATTTATGAGTCTCGAATCAAATGTTTATACGGTCTTGAAGACTGTTTGCGATAACGTCTACCCAGATTTTGCGCCAGAAGATGCCCCAAAGCCATTTGTCACATGGACTCAGATTGGCGGCTCGGCAATTAAACCGCTTGGCAAGGACGTTCCGAACATTCGAGAATCTGTGATTCAGGTAAACGCATGGTCTTTATCTCGCATTACGACCACTCAATTGATCTTGGGCATTGATGCCGCCATGCGAACTGCCACGCAGTTTTCAGCGCAGCCAGTTGCAGAGATGATGTCGGTCACAGACCAAGATACGGGAATGCGTGGCGCGATTCAGGATTTTGTTATTCGCGACTTACGATAGACTTAAAGCGCAACGGCCCGATGTACCACCATCGAGCCGTCACTTCTCAATCATTGCCAATAGGGGTAGCAACAGCATGAGCAACTTCAAATTCTACACATACGCGCACTACAAGGCCGATACCAAAGAGATTTTTTATATTGGAAAAGGTAGTGGTAATCGCGCCTTTGTGAGGAACAAGAGATCAATCCACTGGAACTCAATAGTGGACAAACATGGGCTTCACGTTGAAATACTTGCCAAGTGGGAGTCTGAAAAAGATGCGCTTACTCACGAGAAATTTCTCATATCGACATTTAGATCAATGGGATTCAGTCTATGCAATATGACTGAAGGTGGAGATGGAATCACAAGTGAGTCTTGGACGCCAGAACTCAGACAAGTCCTGTCAAAATCTAGACTTGGAAAGAAGTTATCTGACGAAACCAGGAAGAGAATGTCTATCTCGGCCACTGGAAGGCCAATGAGTAAAGAGGCCATTGAGAAAAGTGCGAAATTTCATCGCGGAAGAAAAAGAAGTTCAGAGACTACTCGCAAGATGTCAGAGTCCTTGAAGGGGAAAAATCTTGGGATAAAAAGACCAAAGGATGTTGTTGACAAGATAGCAAAAATACTCACTGGCAAGAAAAGAAGTGATGAATCGAGAGCAAGAATGAGTGCTGCAGCCATTGGCAAAAAGAAAAAGCCGCAGAGTAAAGAGCATAGGATGAAAATATCTGAGAAAAGAAAAGAATACTGGAAGCGATGGAGGGATGCAAAAGTGCTTGCATCCTTAAATAAACATGATCTAGAATCTAACTAGAAAAGATTCTCTTTTCATGGTGCGTGTAAAAGCGCGTTTCGTCCGGCCGGACAAGTTCAAAAGGAATACTTATGGCTTACTTTTTCCCTGAGGGGTCAAAATTTTATTTTTCCCAATCTTTTGCTTCTGCAAAAACAATCACAGCGTTGACCAACGCTAACCCTGCTGTGGCAACATCCACATCGCATGGTTATTCCGATGGCGATGAAGTCATTCTGACCTCTGGTTGGGAAGATGCCACTGACACTGTGTACAAAGTCGACCAACTGACGACTGACACGTTCAGCCTGACTGGTTTGAACTCTACTGACACTGATTTCTATTCAGCTGGTGGTGGCGTTGGTTCTGCTCAGAAAGTTTCTAGCTGGACTGAAATCCCTCAAGTCTTGACTATTGCCACTTCTGGCGGTGACGCTCGTTTCACTACGATCAACCCTATCGCTCGTCGCAACAGCATCAACATCCCTACTGGCTTCAACGCCACTAGCATCACGTTGACTCTGGGCCATGACCCATCAAACGCTAACTACATCACAATGTTGGACATCAGCCGCACATTGTCTAAAGTCGCGTTCAAGATGGTCTTGTCTGGTGGCGCTGTGACTTACGGTTACGGCTACATGAGCGTTTCTGAGGCTCCTACATTGAACGTGAACCAAGCAAACAGCGTCACTGCTGCTTTGACTTTGTTGGGTCGTTCGATCTCTTACGCCAGCTAATCACTGACGACTCAGAAAGGCCACCTTCGGGTGGCTTTTTTGTTTCTGTGACATTCACAACTGAAAAGTTTTTAGATTACAATGAAATTGTTTTTAACCCTTTAAGGAACTACAAATGGCAAAAATCGTACTTGGCTCTCGCCCTAAGAACTTCAAATCTCTGGTCACTATTCCAATGCTTGAAGGCGGCGAAGGAACGATTGAGGTTAGCTACATTTACCGCACACGCACCGACTTTGGAAAGCTAATTGACGGTTTGATGGATGATGCGAAGGTTGTACCAACCAGCGAAGCTGCTGAAGACCAGGCTTTCTCTTTGGAAGACGCTCTGAACAAGACCAAAGAAACCAATGCTGACTACATTATGAAAGTTGCTGACGGCTGGAATTTGGACATTGAGTTCAGCCGAAATGCCGTTGCTCAGTTGTGCGATGAGTTGCCAGCCGCTGCTTTGGCCATCATGAGCACCTACCGCAACGCTATCACTGAAGGCCGTTCGGGAAACTAAAACAGGTCGCTTCAGCTCTTTACACACCAGAGCCGAAAGGTCAAGCCACAACAGGGTTTGACCTTTCTCACTTGATTGCCTCTCAAGTGGTTGAAGTTTGGCCTGAAAACTGGCAAACTGTAGACCTGTTCATATCTGTCGCAACTCAGTGGCGAATTGGTATGGGTGGCCCTACAGGATTGGATTACAACGTCTTATTCCGTGTGCTGGATAGCAAGGGTCTATCTGCTGATGATTGGGAACTCTCATTCGGCGACATTCGTATAATGGAATCGGCGGCATTGGAGGCGATGCGCCAATCTAACAGTTAGGTGTTGCATGTCTACATACTCAAAAGTTCAAGTTGGAATCTCGGTAAGCACTGAGCAACTGGAACAGGATATTGCCAAAACGAAGGCTATATTCGAGGAATTGCCAAAGTCGATGGCTGAGAAAGCCCTGCGAGCTGGAAAGAGTTTTGACAACATCGCTCTTTCTGCTCGCAAGGCTGGCGTCGATCTGAATGAGTACATCAACACGTTAGCTACTACTGGCGTTACTATTGAGGAGTCTGCTCGCAAGCAAGAAAACGCAACAAAGCGGTTTACTGATGCGATTACACGACAAACTATTGCTCTGAAGGCTGGCGGCAAGGCTACTGCTGATTACCTTGAGCAGACAGCTTACATGAAGGGCGCAGACCCGAAGGTTATTGCTCCACTGGCTGATGAGTTGCGCAAAATTGAGGCAGCTCAGAAACTTGCCAATGCAGCAACCATGCAAGGCACGAAGCAACTCAATGAGTATGGCATGTCAGCCAAGGCTACGGCTGCGGCTCTGCGCTCTGTTCCGGCTCAATTTACCGACATTGTTGTTTCATTGCAAGGTGGCCAGGCTCCATTGACTGTGCTGCTGCAACAGGGTGGCCAGTTAAAGGACATGTTTGGTGGCATCGGTGGTGCTGCTCGCGCCCTTGGCGGGTACATTGCCAGCTTGGTAAACCCATTCACGCTTGCTGCTGCTGCGGCTGGTGGCTTGTATTTGGCCTATGAAAGCGGCCAAAAATCAGTTCGCGAGTTCAATAAACTCCTGATTGATACAAATAATGCAGTTGGCTATACGACAAATCAGCTTCTTGGCATGTCTGAGGCATTGTCTTCTCAAGGCTTTTCTCGTAACGATGCTGCGGTTGCGATCTCAACTATTGCAAAAAGCTCACTGGTTGCAACAACAAACCTTAAAGAGTTTACAAAAATAGCTCTTGATCTTGAGAAGTATGTTGGCGTTCCAATTGAGAAGACCGCACAGGCTTTTGCAAAGATGGCTGAAGAGCCATCAAAGGCTGCAAAGTCGATGAGTGGCCTAACGGTTGCTCAGTATGAATTGGTCAAGTCTCTCGAAGAGACTGGCAACAAGACAGAAGCAGCTAAGATCGTTATGAATGCGTTTGGAGAAGACTCCAAGCGTGTGATTGCTGGCTACAAGGCAGACATGGATGCGCTTGATGTGGCCGCATCATTCTGGACTGAAAAGTTCAAGTTAATGTGGGATGCCATTAGCGGCACAACAATGGCAGACACTGCCGCAGTGAGAATTGACAATCTTAAAAAGAAGATTGCAGAACTCAGTGGCCCAAACCCATTCAAGAATGTTGGACTTGTTGATGCTGCTAAAGCATCAATTGACCCAGAGGGAACTAAGGCTCGTCTGATTGCGCAATACAGCGAAGAACTGAACTACATCACTCGAATCAATCAAGAGATGGAGCGAAGCGCTAAGGCTCGCAAGGATGAAGAAGAAATCAAGAGCAAGGGTAAGTCTGCCATTGATGCTTTGACATCTGCGAACGACAAGTACGCCTCATCTCAGCAGAAAGCAAACAAAGAGCTTGAGGATTACCGTAGAAATATTGAGGCTCTTAGAAAGTCTGCACCTAACAGCGAGCTTCTCAATCCAGCCACGATCAGACGCACAGAGCAAGGGATCATGGCCAAGGCTGAAGACAAGTCAAACGATGCGATTAAAAATCAAATCGCAAGTCTGAAGGCTCGTGTAAATGCCGAAGAGGAATACCTTGGCCGTCTGGTTATTCAAGGCGACTTGGCTGACAAGCTCACTGAAGGTGAAAAGGAAGTCCTGAAGATTCAAGAGATGATCTTGAAATCTAAGAACGAGCAGGAAAAGGCTGGACTTCGCATTGCTGAAGGTGTTGCAAAGGAATTAGCTGTTGTTCAGCAGCAGATTCAAGAGCGTAAAAATGCCGTTGAACTCGGTAAGGATGAACGAAGAAAAGCACTTGAAAGCGCAAAGGGTGACTTGAGTGAATTTACTCAGTCAATGCGTGACATCGACATCTCAAAGATGAATGGCATGTTTAATGGCGCGATTGATGGCGCATTGAAATTTGCTACAGCTCTAAATACTGTTGTTGAGACACAGACTGGACTTGCAAAAGCGCTTGAAGCCAACAAAATTGTCAACGCTGGCGATGCCGCAAAAATGGCAAAGACAGAGGCAGAGTTGATTCGCAAGGCAGAAGACGCAACTATAAATTCATACGGCAACATGGCCGCAGGACTGAAGTCATACGCAAAAGAAGGCACGAAGGCATACGATGCTCTGTATAACGCAGAGAAGATATTCCGCGCGTTTGAGCTGGCAAGTGCTGTGTCAAACATGGCTACTAAGTCAGGATTGGTTGACTTCTTTGTGGCCAAGAAGGTTGCTGGCGATGCGTTGATGACTACAAGCGCGACAGCTAGTGCTTCTGCTGAGGTGGCTGCAAACGCTGCTGTTGGATCATCCAATGCTATTGTTGGTGTGACAAACCAGTCGAAGGGCGATCCATACACAGCGTTTCCACGAATGGCTGCTATGGCTGCAATCATGGCCAGCCTTGGCTTTGCTGTTGGCGCTTTTGGTGGCGGCTCTGGTGGAGGTGCTGCACCAACAAATTCTGGAACTGGAACTGTACTTGGAGATAGTTCTGCAAAAAGCGAATCGCTTAAAAACAGTCTTGATATTTTGAACAGCACTCAAGATATTGCTCTTGATTTCACCAAGCAGATGGCTCAGAGTCTGAAAACCATTGAGTCAAACATTGGTGGCTTGACTAATATTTACTTGCGCACTGGTGGAGCCTCTGGACTTGAGTCAACCATTGCTACTGGTAAGTTCGATACCGCACTTAGTAAGACTGTTGCTACAGTTACGAACTTCGCAATCGGCGTTATGAATCCTTTGGTTGCTGTTGCAGACTTCTTGCTTGGTGGAGGCAAGATGTCTGGAGGCCCAATTACAGGCGCTGTAAATAAGGTATCTCAGGCGCTTTTTGGAAGCAGTACGAGCATCACAGGTAGTGGCATCTTAGCTAATAAGCAGACGCTTGCTGACATTGGTGAGCTTGGCTTTCAGGGTAACTACTACGCTGACGTTCAGACCAAGAAGAAATTCCTTGGAATGACTACTAGCACAAGCAACTCAACATTGCTCAATGCTCTTGACCCAGTTCTTGAGCAGCAATTCGGTGCTGTATTTACAGGTATTGGAAAAGCTGTAAGCAGCGCAGCTGATTTGCTCGGTCAAGATACCGCTGCAACAAACAAACGCCTTCAAGAATTTATTGTTGACATTGGTCGCATTGACTTGAAGGGATTGACTGGAGCGCAAGTAACAGAAAAACTTTCTGCCGTGTTCGGTCAACAAGCCGATCTGATTGCTCAGGCTGTTGTGCCAGGCTTTGAAAAGCTGCAAATGGTTGGCGAAGGTTATTCAGAAACGCTGTCTCGCGTTGCTCTTGAGTTTGAGTTGGTTCGCACATACGCAGAACGTCTTGGTGATACTTTCTCAGCTACTGGAGTTGCTGGTGGAGCATTGGCGGACACAATCGTTCAAGCGTTTGGAGGAATTGAGGCTTACCAGTCTTCAATCCAACAATATTACGAAGACTTTTTCACTGAAGAGGAGCGCAATGCTCAGTCAATGACCGAGTTGACGCGAGCTTTCGGTAGATTGAATCTTGCATTGCCAACGACAATTGAAGGTTATAAAGCATTAGTAAATGCGCAAGATACAAACACAGAGTCTGGTCTTTTGGCCTACAGGTCTTTGATTCAGCTGAGTGGTGCATTTGCAGACCTTACATCCTCAGCAAAAGATGCAGCTGATGAATTGTATTCAAATGCTCAAGACGCTACTGATTTGGCATTTGATGCTGTTAAGCGATCAATTGATGCTGCTTCTAAGTCGGCTGAGAAGTCAATTACAGACGCATACGAAGCAGCAAGCAATGTGTTGAAGGGTCAAAAAGACTTGGCAACCACAGCAGCTCAGGTTGCTCAAGAAAACGTCAACGCATTTAAGGGTGTGTTTGATCTGTTGAAGACTGAGATTGAGTCGCTGATCGGCGATACGACAGCATCAATGTCTGCACTGAAAGGTCGTCAGTTCATTGAACAGTCGATTGCTACGGCTCAGGCTACGGGTTACTTGCCAGAGAAAGAGCAGCTGTCTCAAGCAATCAGCGCAGTCAAGACTGGCATGGAGAAGACTGCTTACTCCAGCGCATTTGAGCAACAACGTGATCGTTTGGTTCTGGCTAACCGTCTTGGCGTATTGAAGGAAGTTGCTGGTGAGCAACTGACTACGGCTGAGCTGCAGTTAAAGGCATCTCAGGATCAGGTTAAATTGCTTGAAGAGCAGATCAGTCAGGCTAAGACTAAGTTCGACACAGACATTGAAACCAACCGTAAATATTACTCAGATGCACTTGATGCCGCCCAATCTCAGCTTGACGTTCTTCGTGGGATTGACGCCTCAATTCTTAGCGTTTCTGATGCAATGTCTAAACTTGCATCTGCAATTTCTTCGGAGGTAAATGTAAATCCTGCGGCTCAAGTTGCAGCAACTCAGCAGCAACCTGCAACGATGTCAAGTTCATCAATCGTTCAGCAGGCTTACGCCAGCATTGGTCGCGTTGGAATTGGTACTGACATAAACACTATCGACCAAGCCGGTTACGATTATTGGAAAAACGCGATTGATACTGGGGCTGTTTCTGCATCAAACTTCTCGTCCGTCTTTAACAATGCGGTTGATGAATACGTCAAAGCCAAGCCAGAAGACCCATATTCAGTATATGTAAAGAGTATTCGCGGATACGCTTCTGGAGGTTTTTACAAAGGCGGCATGGCTTTGGTTGGCGAGCAAGGCCCAGAGATCATCAACTTTAAGAATCCTGGCCAAGTATATACAGCCGGTCAAACAGATTCGCTTTTAGGCGGAGGACAGGCTATGATTGAGGAAGTTCGCGGATTGCGCGAAGACAACCAAGCTCAGGCTCGTGCAATGGTTCAATTGCAAGCCAAAATGAATAAACTCATGGAGCGTTGGGACTCAGATGGACTTCCAGAAGTGAGGGCGGTGGCATGACGGCAACAAGTTACGCATTGACGGTTGTAAAACCGTTGACGCTCACTGACGACATGTTGGTGGATACGGACGTTCCAGAAACGGACTATTCCGCTTGGAGTAGCGCGACTACCTATGCCTTGGGTGCTCGCGTCATTCTGGTTAGCACTCACAAGGTCTATGAGTCGCTTCAGGCTGGAAATCTAAACAAAGATCCAGTCACTGAAGCTGCGTTCTGGATCGAGGTAAGTGCCACGAACAGGTGGAAGTGCTTCGATACGTCAAACAGCACCCAGACTGCTCAGGCCAATGCAATCAGCTATGAAATTACGCCAGGCGTGGCCATCACGAGCTTTGCTGCTCTGAACCTAACCAATGCCTCGTCGATCAGGATTCGCCTCGTCGACGATACCTATGGAACGGTTTACGACAAAACCACAGACCTAAGTGCATTGCCTGCTGACTCATACTGGTGGGACTGGTTCTTTGGAATACGTATTGCCCCTGAGCTTTCTGTATTTACCGACTTGCCAGCATATCCAAATGCGACTTTAATGATCGACCTGACTGGCGGTACAGAGTTGGCCGTTGGCGTATTTTTGTTTGGCCAGGCGCGTCAGATTGGTCTTGGTGTAAATCTCGGAGCCAATGTTGGCATCCAGGATTACAGCCGAAAAGAGACAAACGAATTTGGCGACACGGTTTTAGTACAAAGAGCCTTTTCAAAACGAGCCAGTTTTGATATGCTACTGGACAAATCAGACGTTGATGCAACTCAGTCTTACTTGGCTGGTGTGCGAGCAGTTCCTTGCTTGTGGATTGGCCATAAAGACTATGAATCAACAGTCGTATTTGGAATCTACAAAGATTTCCAGATCACAATCGCATACGCAACTCACTCAGATTGCAACCTATCACTTGAAGGCTTGACATGACCATTCCAGCATTACCCGCAGCGCCATCCCCAACGGATACGCCAGCAGAATTTAACACGAAGGCTTTTGCTTTCTTGGCTGCACTTGACCCTTGGGGTGATGCAGCTGATGCGCTGGCAGTCACTATGGACGGCTATGCTGATGCTGCTATTGCTGCCGCAGCTTCTGCTGATACAGATGCCGGTACAGCGACAACACAAGCTGGCATTGCCACAACGAAGGCTGGAGAAGCTGCTGCAAGCGCTGTAACAGCAGGTAATGCTGCAACCAGTGCTGCGGCTTCATTTGATTCGTTTGATGACCGATATTTGGGCGCTAAGACCAGCGATCCATCGCTGGATAATGACGGAAACGCATTGATTACTGGTGCGCTTTATTTCAACAGCTCAGTCGGTGAAATGCGTGTTCGTACAGCTGGTGGAACTTGGGTTGCGGCTTATATTCCTGCCAGTGGGTATTTGACTACTGGGGATATTGGCTCGACTGTCCAGGCTTACGACGCTGACTTGACTACTTGGGCTGGTAAGACTGCTCCATCGGGTACTGTCGTAGGCACGTCAGACTCACAAACATTAACTGCTAAGACAATTGAAGCTGGTACGTTCACTAACGGCTACACAGAAGAAGTCGCTACTGCTAACACTTCTACTGCTTACACTATTGACTTAGCTAACGGTTCAATTCAGATCCTGACTCTCACAGGTAACTGTACTTTCACATTCCCAACAGCAGCGGCTGGTAAGTCCTTTATCATGCTCTTGAAGCAAGACGGTACAGGCTCACGCACTGCTACTTGGCCTTCAGCGGTTAAGTGGCCTGCTGGCACAGCTCCTACAATTACCTCTACCGCATCCAAGCTCGATAAGTACATCTTCACATCGGATGGTACTAACTGGTATGGCTCCGATGCCGGTAAGAACTACACTGTTTAAGGATAACACTGATGCTATCAAGTAATACTTCAGCGGTGTCAGGAGATGCCAACTACATCGAGGATGTGTTCTCGACTTGGCTTTATACGGGTAATGGCTCTACGCAGAACATTATAAATGGTATTGACTTATCTACTAAAGGTGGTTTAGTTTGGTTAAAAGGTAGAAATTCATCAAGCGCAAACAATGCCCATGTTGTATATGACACAGTAAGGGGTAGAAGCGCACTTCAAACATATTCAAGAGATGGTGCAGCTGCTAGTTCTGCAGGATACGATTTAACCAGTTTTAATACAGACGGATTTTCCGTTGGCCCTGTTGAAAATTATGCATTAAATAGTTCTTCAATTGGCGCTTACGCCTCATGGACATTCCGCAAGCAGCCTAAGTTCTTTGATGTTCAAACCATTACACATACAAGCGGTACTGCAAATACAGTTGATTTATCTGGATTAGGAACTGTAGGGTGTGTAATTGTCAAACAAACAAACGGCGTTCAAGACTGGTTTGTATGGCATCGTAGCCTAACCGCAGGAAACTTACTGTATTTAAACGGAACAGTAGGTCAGACCGCAGATAACAACATTTCTGTATCGGGCACTACGCTTACAATGGCGTCTGGCGCAACAACTGGAACTTATATTGTTTACGCTTACGCCCATAACGCAGGAGGCTTTGGCTTAACTGGCACAGACAATGTGATTAGCTGTGGGTCTTTTACTACTGGTCAAGCAGTTACATTAGGTTATGAACCTCAATGGCTTCTTATAAAAGATGCTGGAACAGGTGGTGATTGGTATTTGCTAGATGCTATGCGAGGTCTTACGGCTGATGGTACTTATGAAGGTTATTTAACAGCTAATAATTCAACTGGAGAAGCAACCTTTGGTGGTACGGCTCTTTGTAAAATAAACGCAACAGGATTTAATGCGGTTGGATTTGGTAGTGGTGGGCCTTACATCTACATAGCCATACGCCGTGGTCCGATGAAAGTGCCTACTGATGCGACTAAGGTGTTTAGTCCTAATGTATTTGCAGCAGCCGCTGGAACTCAGATAAATACAGGGTTTCCTGTTGATATGCAATTTCTTTTTCCTAGAGACGGCGGTTTTTCAACAAAAGCTATTGATAGGTTGCGTGGAGTAAATTCAACTACTGGAACAGTATCAACACCTTGGTTGGCGACTGCAAACACAGCCGCAGAAACAAACGGGGCAAACACATTAAGTTGGAATAACACAGGTTTTCAAATGCCTACTGATTGGCAATACAACCTAATGTCGTTTAACAACTTCAGACGCGCCCCATCATTCTTTGATGAGGTTTGCTATACAGGTGATGGAACAACAACTGCGACCCAAAATCACAATCTGACTGTCACACCTGAACTTGTGATTCTTAAGTGCAGAAGCTCAGCCACGGATGGAGATTCTGCATGGGGTGGCTGGTGGGTTGTCGCCCACGGTTCTTCAAGTGACTATCTGTTTGGCCCTTCTGTTAGCAGCGGTCTGAATTCTTCTGGGGCTGGCACATCACTTGGTGCAGGGTGGTTAGCGTCTCCAAATTTCACGGCTACAACTTTCAAACCATTTTATGTTACGGCGTCATCTGGAAGCGAAGGCATAGCCGGAAACGTAACCGGAAAAACATACGCAGCCCTCCTATTCGCTACCTGCCCCGGTGTTTCCAAGGTTGGCAGCTACACAGGAACAGGAACAACGCAACAGATCGCTTGTGGCTTTGCTGCGGGTGCTCGCTTCGTGCTGATCAAGCGCACTGACAGCGCCGGCGACTGGTATGTGTGGGATACGGCTCGCGGCATCGTCAGCGGCAATGACCCGCACTTGAGCTTGAATACCACATCCACGGAAGTAACCACGGACGACACCATTGACCCTGACAGCTCTGGCTTCATCGTGAACCAGCTCTCTGCCACCAACGTGAACGTCAGCTCTGCAACCTATATTTTCTTGGCAATCGCATAAGGACAAATCATGCAAATTCGTATTCAATCAACAGGTCAAGTCATGTACGAAGGAGAGTTCCGCGCTCTCTTTCCTAATACTTCCCTGCCACAACAGCTCACAGAAGCTCTCATCAATGAACTTGGAGGTGCTGTAGTTTTTGAAGGCCCACAAGCAACTGGTGGAACTGTGTATCAGTACAGCCAAGCAGATGGAGTTGAGCAGATCAGCGGTAAGTGGTACACCAAGTACATCATTGGCCCAGTGTTTACAGACACCACCGCAGAAGACGGCACGGTGACGACTGCTGCCCAGCACGACGCTGCGTACAAGGCTGGCAAGGATGCTGAGCGGGCTGCCTCTATTCGCAAACAGCGCGATGAGAAGCTGACAGAAACTGATTGGTGCTTTCGCTCAGATATGACTCCATCGCAGCAGTGGATTGACTATTGTCAAGCACTGCGCGATGTTCCATCACAAGCTGGCTTCCCCTGGGAAGTTGAGTGGCCAACACAACCAGAGTAAAGCATGGAACAACCTGAAATTGACCCAGTGAAGTATGGCGTTCTTTGGGAGCGTGTGCAAAACATGGATAAAAAAATTGACAGAATGGAAAATCAGATTGAACAGCTGCTTGAGCTTGCCAATCGCGGCAAGGGTGGCCTTTGGTTTGGCATGGCCGTTGCGTCTATGTTTTCTGGCTTGATCGGTTTTGTATTGGCTTGGATGAAAAAGTAAGTGCCTATCGGGACGGCTTTATTCGCGGCGACCACTGCGTTTCAACTCGTCAAGGAAGGTTGCGCACTTTACAAGGAAGTCAAAGGGGTTGCTGGTAACGTCCAGCAAATCTATGATGAGATTTCTGGCCAGTTCGCTGGAAAGAAAGTCTCGAAGGCTCAAGCTGAAAAGATTCAGGAAGAGAAAAAACGTGTTGCCGAGGTAGCCAAAGCCAATCCAGATGAAGTCATCTTCAAGATTGGCGATGAGCTTGGCAACATGTTTGATGCGTTTGACAGGCTAGAAGCCTTGTTCTGGGAGCAAGAGCGCGAGGCAAAGAAACTGCAAGGCAAAGATGTATCCCTGAAGCGAATGGCGCTCAAGAGGATTCTGGTTCGTCAGAAGTTGCTGGCCATGCAGGTTGAGTTAAGAGAGCAGATGGTGTATCACTCACCGCCTGAGCTTGGCGCTCTATGGAGTCAATTTGAAGAGATGCGAGAGCAGATCGAGGAAGAGCAACGTATTGCAAGAGAGAAGCAGTCAAGGGAAGATATGATTGCTCGCAGGGAGCACGAAGACCTGATGGAAGAGATTCGTGTCAAGTCTATGGATGCTGGTATAGCTTTGGTAATGTTGCTTTTTTTGGGGTTTATATTGTGGCTAGTAAGAGATCAAGCGATAGCACGAGCGTCTTTCTGGCGCATTTGATCGTACTGGTCGTCCTGCTAGTCGTTTTCACATTTTCTTTCATGGCTTACGTTGACACCCTTTGGATGAAGGCTGAGATCAAGAAGGAAGCTCGTGAGCTTAGGAAACTTAAACAAGAGATGAAAAAGGAAAAATAATGTTATCTTTATTTTCAACACTCGGCGGACTTTTGCTATCGTCCCTACCAAAATTGCTTGAGCTATTTCAAAGCAAGGCAGATCAATCGCATGAACGAGAGCTTGCAAAAATTCAGGCCGATCGAGAAATGCAGCTGGCGGCTCAGGGATTTGCAGCTCAAGCTAAGGTTGAAGAAATTCGAACAGATCAAGTATCAATTCAAGCTGATGCCGCAATGACTCAAGCCGCTTACCAGCATGAGGTAAAGATCCTGGAAAAAGCATCCCCTTGGGTTTCTACTTTCGTTGGAACAGTCCGACCAGTAATTACATATCTTTTTGTTTTTGAGCTACTATTCATCAACGTTGGTCTTGGATATTATGTTTGGAGCCATCCGGAGATGATTAAAGGCGTTGAGGACTTAATCAAGATCGGTAACGAAATTTTTAGCGATGATGAGATGGCCATGTTGGGAGGCATCATCGGATACTGGTTTGGCTCTCGTGGTCAGAGCAAAAAATGAGACTGAGCGAAAAAGGTGCATTGATGATGCACAAGTACGAAGGCTTTCGAGATAAGCCGTACTTGTGCCCAGCGCATATTTGGACGATTGGTTGGGGCCATGTTCTATACCAAGAGCAAATTCGTTTGCCGATGATGCGAGTAGAAGGCAAGGAAATTCCGATGATTCGCAAAGAGTTTCCGTTGAAACAAGCAGATAGCAGAGTGTGGTCAAAAGATGAAATCAAAGCTCTATTCGCGCAGGACATCGCAAGTTTTGAACGCGGTGTTCTTCGACTTGCTCCCAATCTTGCTGGTCATCAGGGTGCGTTCGACGCTTGCGTTTCTTTTTCCTTCAACGCTGGATTGGGGAATTTTCAGCGCTCTACCATTCGCATAAAGATAGGCAGAGAGGACTGGGAAGGCGCAGCTAAATCGTTCAAAGACTGGACAAAAGGTGGCGGAAAAGTTCTTCCAGGTCTTGTGAAGCGCAGGGATGAAGAAATAGCTTTATTTACGGATGATTTCAAGGATGGCGAATAATTTTTCTTGCTGAATTTTGTGCGCAATAGTAAAACCCCTGATGAAGAATTCTTTCTCCATCGGGGTGCATTTAACGCCAGCCAGCATTGATTGAAGCGCACTGCGAGCTTCATTGAGTGTGTCTTTTTGGTCAGTCATTCATAAACTCGACAACGTAAATAAATCCGATCAGTACGGCAACAGTCAGGCCAACACCAAGAGCCAGCAAGAAAATTATCAGAGCGATGTTTTCTATAGCGTCCATGTTACTTTCCCATTCTCACGAAGTATGCGCAGGCGTAGCGCAAAGCCCCATGCAAGCGCCCAAACGATCCAGAGGATGCGATGCTCCATGCTCCAGTTTGCAGGGCTTCTATCCCAATTTACCAAGCCAATGAGCACATAGATTACGGCCAGCATGATTGGATATGCAATGTGGTCGATGTATTTCATTTTGTAATCCCGTTCTTTTCAAGAAATGATCTGATGATTTCACGAGCCGCGCCCATTCGGTGCGGATTCGGAGCCATGTTGTAGTCACTGAGAATCTCCGTGATCTCTTGGTCTGTTAGGTCAAGCAGTTTTAGTTTTTCCTTGTACCCAACCTCACGGTAAGGTACGGTGATGCCAATGGGCTTTCTCATTTTTCGTCTCTCATGCTTGCTATTTCAAAACAGAAATAAGTCAGCGCAATACCGAACCACATTCCATAAATAAATGTCATCATTTCCTGCCTCCACCACGTTTACGCCAGCCACTCATGTGTTCTTCTCCTTGAGTTTGGCTTCAATACTTTCATGTAAAGGTATGCCCTTGTACACACCTGCATAGGCTTGATTTATTTCATCATCCGTCAACCCTCCCCACGGCTTCTGTGCTGGTTGTGGTGTGGTGTACTCAACATCAATCATTTCATGCACTGGGCAGTTTGGGCAGCGTCTTTTACTGTATTCAAAGTATGGTTTGTAACCACAACTGTCCATGTTGCACCGAGATTCGCATTCGGCGTTGTGGTTAAGCACCAAGGCTTTCCAATCAGGCTCACCCTGCTCTTGCTTTGGTTGCCCAAAATTACGTTGGTCTTTCAGCGCTTTGCACGTTTCTGTCTTTCGGCAGTATTTGCAATTCCATGTGTCGCTGTTGGTGCATTGCGCCACAGGCTCACCCTGCTCTTGCTTTGGTTGTGATGTGATTAACTTTTCAGAATGGATGATTCCTTTATGCAAAACACCATCCCATTTTTCTTCAGTTGCCACGGCCTGCTGTTCTAACTGCTCATCCATCCCATATATTTTCATGTGTTTATCACCTTCCAATTTCATCAAAATACCAATTGGTTCCAGCATACTAATCACAGGCTTACCCTGCTCTTGCTTGATAACAGGGTCAAACACAATGCCTCCACATCGAGCGCATACATTGCCATCCTGCTCTTGCTTGGCTAGTGCTTCTTTGCCTAGTCTTAATGCTTCATGAAAATCGTCACCATCAAAAGGAATTTTGTCTTCATTGATGCAAGACAAAACATATTCCATTTCAAAAATCAATGCTTGTAATGCTTGTTTCATAGCGGGGCATCCTCTGTTTGAGCGCGTTGTTGTTGCGCGTATTCTTTGATTTGCTTGGCAGTCCAAGGCGTTGGTGGGCAGGTGGGGAAGGGCCAGCTCATGCTTCACCTCTTGATCGAATTAACTTGGCGCACCATTCATATTGCACATCGTTGTTATCAAAAGCATCTTCTGCTTCTTTTTCACAAATCTTTGCACACGCCTCACGCTCTTTAGCTGCTACCAGTTTGGCAAAGGCTTTGAAGTGCTCTCCCAATCCTTCGTAAACAGACAAGTCTTGCCAGAATCCAGCTTCTTTAGCCATCTCAATGATTTCATTCTGAGTCATAACAGTCATCCCCTTCTTTTTCAACAGGCTCAACACCAGAGCCGTGGCACTTACGGCAAGTTGAGCCGTCATACATTCCTTCACCAGAGCCGCTGCACCATGAGCAGATTTCGTCTTCGTCATCAATGTCTTCTCCTAGTTCATCCAAGGAGGAGGAAATACCCATTGAGTTTTTTTTGGTGTGTAAATTTCTCTAGGCTTTTCTGGCTCAAACTTTGACTTGCGCAGCTCAAGTCCAGCTTCTGTCTTTGGTCGCTCCGCGCTGACAGGCTTTGGAATAATTTTCCAAACAGCAGACATTGGGCCTTGTCGAGACTTAACCCAATGATCGACATAAACCAAGTCCATTCTTGAAATTGCATCCCTAGCAACCTTGTCATCAATTCCAGATGCAAGACAGATTTCTCTCATGGTTAATCCATCTGGGTTCTCGGTTAGCAGTTTGCTGATCCAGTCTTTTGCTCTCATAGGATTGACAGTGCAACAAGCATCACCAACATGAAGGCAGATGCGATATTCATCAAGCGCTCAGTCAAGCAAACTTTGCGACCAAATGGGCCTTCAATCGCTGGCATATATGGATGCTTCAACCCAATAAATTCTTTACCAACTAGGTAAATGTTCATTTTTGCTCCTTGTCGATTTCCTGCATTGCCCTGCGCAAGTACACGGCTTGATCGAGACACTCTTCGTATGCGTGTTGAAGCCACTCGCGCAGCTCTAACGGGTTGTTCTGTACGCTGACTCCGTACTTGGACATGCCAAGCATCTGACGCGCAGCGATGTCGGCGCAGACTTTTGCTTCGATTCCTTCTGCCGTCATACAACCACCACATCGCTGCGTTTCTGGTTGGCCAGCCAAGTCTTTACGTCCTCTTCATCCCAGACGACACGGTTTGAGCCTGGCATCACAATACGCGGAGGCAAAGTCTCTGGACGGCGCGAAACATCCACGCGAACAGTCACCGGAGAACGGCCAAGAATCTCAGCCAAGTCTTTGATTTTCAATAATTTTTTCAATTTATTTCCTATCTATCGTTGTTGCGATGAAAAGAGTATATCACAGAATGTTAAACATACTCACAAATTTTTTATTCTTTGACGAAGATGCCGTCTGGAGTCAGATAGCCCTTGCGGTCTTTGATTTCGTTGTAAGCCAATTCAAGGCATGACACCAAGTCAATGTCAGCCGTGGCGCAACCCATAATCAAAGTCACCAAGATGTCTCCATAGGCATCCTTCATTGCAGCATCATCCTTCATGCGAATGGCATCGCGCAATTCCATGACTTCCTCAATAGTCTTCTTCAGTTGCGCCTTTGGGTTGCTGTTCTGCACGATTCCTCGCGCTTCGCCCCATTGGATAACCTTCATCTCTAATTCGCGGTATGTGCTCATTTTCTGACTCCAAAAACGTCAATGTCTGCTTTCAATTTGCCACGGCTCAACTTCTGAATCTTCAGCTGTGCCATTGCGGGGATACGGCCACGAGTGCGCCAGTTGCTGATGCAAGGCTCGCAGACCTCTAAGACCTCAGCCAGCTTGCGCTGTGTCTTGTAATGTTTTATTGCTTGTTCCAAGGTCATACAGACTCCAAATTGTTCACAGTTGTGATTGTAGCATTCAGCTCCTTAAGCTGTTTAGGCTTCATGCGCAAGATTTCCGAGCGAGTGTGGCCACAGGTGTCGAGTGGGCCAAATCCAGTTTTGGCTTGTATGGCCATCAATTTATCGAAAACCAAGTTCTGTAACTCCTGCTTAGCAAGCCTAGCCTCAATGATCTTCTCGGCCCTGCCACGACTCATTCCTTGAGCAACCAGCTCATGAACAGTCTGAGCCTTGCCTTGCTGCACGAATCTGTCACGGCGCATCTTCTCGATCTGAGCCTGCTCAATTTCCTTCAGCTCTCCGTCAACGTGCTCAATCTTTCGAGCTTTGATCTCGTATTCATGGCCACAGGCTGGACAAAACGGCGCTGGAGCGTGAATTGCAAAGCACTTGGGGCATGACTTCACTTTTACATCGTCTTCGTCGTCAAAGTCTGATTTACGCTTCTTTTTCTTTACGCCTTCCAGCGTCCAGACTCGCTCCTCATCTGGCAAGCCATGACGCATTACGTTGCCAGCATGGTCGAGAATGATTGCAGTCTTTCCAACCGCAGGACGCAAGGCTCTGCCCCATCTTTGCATGGCATTCACCAGCGACTGAGTGGGAGCCAGATCAATCACGCAATCAATGGTCACATCCTTTTGCGCAATGCTGGCCAGATCGAAGCCCTCGCTCAAGATATTGACGTTGGTGATGACAGAAATACTGCCGTCAGCGAAGTCAATGATCGCCTTGTCACGCTCAGAATCGTCAGTGCCACCGTCAATGTGAGCCGCAGGTATGCCATTGGCATTGAACTCGGCTGCAACGTGTTTGCTATGCTCCACAGACACGCAGAAGATGGCCGTCTTCTTGCCCATTGCATGTTTGCGCCAATGCATGATCGCGTCACCCGTGATCTTTGGCTTGTCAACAACATCTTGGAGTTCTTTTGTCGCGAAATCACCCATCCGTGTTTTTACCGATGAGACATCAATCTGATGCTGCGCGGTGAATACTCGGTACGGAGACAGGAACCCGCTTTCTATCAGCCAAGTCATGGGCGGAGCCTCGATGATCGTGTCGGCATAACCTCCGTGACCTTTGCCTAAACCCTTGCCATCAAGACGCTCTGGTGAGGCTGTAACTATCAGGCCGACATTGCCTGACTCAACAACATATTTATCCATAATTTTTCCCCACATCGTGCCTTCTGTGACGTGATGGCAGTTATGAACAAGAATGTCATTTGCAAAATAATTATGGTTTCCTTCTACTTCAATGTTGTAGACAAAACCGTCTGAAAGCAATCCTCCAAATTTTCCGTCACTTGTTTGTTCGTGAATCTCAACACTTTCCACCCAAACGATTGAAGAAGCTCTGTCTTTTTCGCGTCTTGAGCCTTTCTCTCCAAAGACAGATGACTCAAGCCATCCACCTCGATTGCAATCATTAACTGTGGAATCGCAACATCCACCTTGTAGCACGGCGGATAACCCATTCCTCTTGCTATTCCAGTGGTTACAACATGTTCCGATACAACTCCGCTGAACTCCTCCTTGAGCCTCAGAAATATTGCAGCTTGAGCATCCGTCATTCCGCGACCATTCCCGCCACGAGAAACTGGCTTGTGGCCCATAGCAATCAATGTTGCTCTCATCTTCTGACGCGCTTCTATTGACCTCATAGGATTTCTTGCCTTCATCCTGTCTGATGCATACTTCCTGTTTGTCTTTGCCATCGTTTCCGACGATAGCTTTGATCTGTAAGCATTCGAACAAATCTTTCCGCAAAAAACCCATCCTGGTTTTTTCATTCTCTCTACCTGGTATTTGGTTTCTATCTTTACAGTCGCTCCGCATTGTTTGCAGTTTGAAAATTGGCATGCCTGGTTTAAGTTCTTTTGCATTGAAATATCCGTAAGAAGGAATAAAAAATGGATGTCCATCAGTACATGAAACATTGCTTCCATCGCTGAAATTAATGGTGCACATAGACTTTGGACGACTTTTAAAAAGTTTAATGATGCGCTTTGACTCAACTATACCAGTTAAGTGATTGACAGACCTCACCATGTCACCAATTTTTAAAGAATCTATGCTTTTTCCATCAATTTTTGTTCCAGCAGGAAAGCATTCATCCTGTATTACGATAGTTTTTGCTTTTCTCCCAAGTTTTTTTGATAGGTTATTTAATGCTGAATCAATGACATCAAACCTTCCAACCATTGTTTGAACCGAGCCAACCATCGTTGAAGATGATGAATCAACAAACGAAGCGCCAAATGCCTTGAACTGCGCAATCTTGATCTGACGAACCAGCGATGAGGGCGCGATGACGTTGTGAGGCAATGCGAACCTGGCCAGCGACAAGCTGATCTGGCGGATGATCTCTTTGCGGTGAGCTGCAATGATGATGGCGCTACCTTTTTCAGCTGCATTTTTTGCAATGTAGCTAAACATGACAGTCTTGCCAGCGCCAGTTGCGGCGACAACCAGAGGGCATTTGTAGCCTTCAGAGTATGCGACTCGAACCTCATTGACTACATCTTGCTGGTATGGACGGAGGGAGATTGTCATTTATCCACCACCACAGTAATCTTGTTAGCCTTACCAGCTCGCTTCACGCGCTGAACGTAATCCATCGCAATCTCAAGCTGCTTTACGCTGCAATGAGCCAACTGCTCGTCATGCACATCCATAGCAAGTTTTACGCTCTGCATCTCTTCTCCTTTGAATACAAATCGGCTTCCGCTGACACCTCGTTGGCCAAGACTGCGCAAAGCCTCTTGAGCATCAAGAATCTCAGGCAACCAATCTTTGCCGAGGTTGAGTCTGGCCAGCGCCTCGGCAATGTTCATCGCCTCAATCAAAATATCAACGTGCTCGAAAGTGCCACGACCAAACATCACCTCATCAAGTGCTGCTCGGTTCGTGGTTAGCAGCTTCACGCCAGCAATCGGCAGTGAGCCTACTTTTTTAAATCCAGACAAAACCCAGTTCATATTGTCTGGGTTGACCGGCTTTGGCTTGTACTTCTTGCGCATCAATGAAACCAGAGATAAAAACCGTGAAGGATTCCGATTGGAAAGAAGATCGCGCCAGCTACTAAGAATCCCCAAAAGCCTTGAGCGAAGCAAGTAAAGATGTGCGTGAGCCAAGCGGCAGCACACAAAAGTCCGATGATTTGAGCCATTATTTTTGTTCCTCTTGAGTTGTTTTAAGCATGTGTGTATTGAGTCGGCGCAGTCTATCCATGTTGTACTCAACCATTCGGCTTGAGTAGTCCTTGGCTGTTTGCATTTGCAAAAGCTGTCGCTTTGCCTCCTCAATTTCGATGAGTATTAGCTGCTCTGCCGTTGGCATGGCAAACGCTTTTTTGATTGATTCGATTAGATTGCGGATCATTTTTTTCTTGCCTCTAGCATTAGGTCTGCAATATCGTAAGACTCATCACATGCACCAATTCTTGTAAAGCAATTTTTCAAACAATACGGAAGCGCATTGGCAGCAAAGTAGTCACGCAGGGTCGCGTTTCTCGCATAAAGTGTCAGGTCGGGCTTGGAAGCAGGAGGTGGCGGCGGGAATTTCATGACTTTTCTCCAATACGCATCAACTCAGAAATCATCATTCCAACAAGGTTTTTATGCAATTCGTACTCGTAAACGTACACCATAAAAGTCCTGTCTGCGCCTCTTATGCTTGTCGCAACATATCTGTCTGATTCGCATTGAGTGGCAATCTGATCAGAGCCTTCTCCATGCAAAACGGTGCTTAGAGGAATCTGTTTTGGCATTTTTAATACGTGCCCTACGTCCGGCATTTGCTTACCGGAGTGAGGGCCACCCAACAATAAATATTTCATTGCTTTCATTGCTTTTTCCTGTTGTGAAAACTGAACTGTATCACAGTTGTGAAGTATTGCAAGAAATATTTTTAAATTATTTTTTCACAGCCGTGAAGTTGTGTGCTACACTGAGTTCTCATCAACAACGAAAGTAAAGCCGTGAACTACATCACCGCCAACCTCAGCAATGAGGAATACCACTCAATGGCTGGCATCTCTAGCAGTCATTTCAAACTTATGGAGCGATCTCCGCTTCACTACTGGCAGGCATACGTCAATCCAGAGCGTGAGAAGCGAGAGCCAACAGCCGCAATGCTGATTGGTACAGCTTGGCACACTGCTGTTTTCGAGCCTGAGCATTTCAAACGTGATTTTGTTGAAGTGCCAGAAGGCATTGACCGCAGAACCAAAGAGGGCAAAGCATTTTTTGCCGAGATTGAAGCCAGCGGAAAGACACCGTTTAAGCCAGATGAGTTTCAACAGGTTGTGCGCATGGCTAACCTGGCCAGCTCTCATCCAGTTATGTCGATGCTGCTTTCTCACGAGCAGTGCATCATCGAGAACTCAATCTTTATCGTTGACGAAGAGACATCGCTCACTCTAAAGATTCGACCTGACTTGGCCATCATGCCTTGCGATCAGTTTCCACACGGACTTATTCTGGACGGAAAGACAACTCAAGACGCATCACCAGCCGAGTTTGGCCGTTCATACTGGAATCTCAGCTATCACTATCAAGCAGCGTTCTACTGCGATGTTTGGCAACGATTCTGGAAGACTGAGCAACGCCCACCGTTTCTGTACTTCTGCCAAGAAAAAGACGCGCCACACGCCACGGCAATGTATTCAGCGCCAGCAAAAATGATTGACTTTGGCCATAAGCGTTACCGCGAGCAACTGATAAAAATCGTCGAGTGCCACCGCGCACAAGAGTGGCCAAGCTACTCGAAAGAAATCACCAACTTAACTTTGCCTGTATGGGCTGAGAAGGAAATTGAAGGAGAAACAAAATGAGTTTTGAAATTCGTAAAGCGCGTCGAGAAGGCGCAAAACTGTTGATTCAATTATCTGGAATTTCTGGTTCTGGTAAAACATACACAGCCTTGCAATTGGCTTATGGCCTGGCTGGTAAAGATGCAGACAAAATTGTAATGATAGATTCAGAGAACCGCCGAGGCTCGCTTTACGCCAATGCGCTTCCACAGCCATTCAACATCATCGACTTCTATGCTCCATTCAGCCCTGATCGCTACATTGAGGCAATCGAAGCCGCCTGTAATGCTGGCGCTGAAGTTATCGTGATTGACTCAGTTACACACGAATGGGAGTCAGAAGGCGGTTGCGAATGGATTGCAAACCAGTCTCGCTTTCCAGATTGGAAAAATGCCAAGCGTCTGCACAAGCGTTTCATGACCTATATGCTGCAATGTCCAGCACACATCATTGCTTGTACTCGCGCTCGTGAGAAGGTTGATTTCACGAATCCGAAAGAGCCAATCAAGCTCGGCATCCAGCCAATCCAAGAAAAAAACTTCTCATACGAAGCCACCGTGTCATTGATGATGCACAACCAAGGCTACTCGCAGCAGGTTCTTAAATGTCCAGCCGAGTTGCAAAGCATCCTTGGTCGCGGAGAAGGTTATGTCACTTCACAAGATGGTTTAGACTTACGTCATTGGGTCGATGGCGCTGCTCAAGTCGATCCAGAGATTGAGAAGTGTCGCGGTCTGTTGCTTAACTCTGCTGAAGGTGGTGTTGAAGGTCTTCGTAAACAATGGACTTTCACGCCAACACACATTCAAAAAGCACTTGGCAAGGCGTTCATAGATTCTGTGAAGGCCAGTGCCGAAGCGTTTGATAAGCAGCGAGCAACAGGCACAGCCAATGAAGACGAGAGCATTGCTTCACTTAATGCACTCACTAAACCTCAACCAGAGCAAGACAATGGAATCTTTTGACATCCACAAAGTCCGAGTTAATTTCAACCTCGGCATCCACGAAATCGAAATGATATTGAAGGGTCTGACATGTCTTCCGAAAGAAGACGCAGAAGCACTGTTCAATTTCATCAGATCAGCAGCAGTCGATGAGATTGAGGCTGCAAAACAACCAACCAAGGAGTTAGAAAATGGCAACCCGTAAGACACACGATCTCGCAGTAAAGACTGGCGAGTACACAAATGCACAAGGCGAGAAAAAAGGTCGCTATCAAAACGTAGGCGCTGTCATGCAGGGTGACAACGGCCAGTTCATCATGCTTGCCAAATGGTTCAATCCAGCTGGCGTTGTTGATGCTCGCGGCGGTGAGTCGATCATCCTGTCTATGTTTGAGCCACGCCAAGAAGGTCAACAACAGCCTGCACAGCGTCCTGCGGCTCCAGCTCCGCAGGATCGTCCACGATATCAGCCTCCAGCTCCTCGCAATGACGACTTCGAAGGGGATGTACCTTTTTAAGCAAAAAAAATGCCGCAGTTTTAAGGCTGCGGCATTTAAAGTTTCAACCCAACAAAGGAGAACCAAAAACCAGCCTTCATTCTAAGAGGAGTTTTTGTGTTCGTCAAAGAGAAAAATATACAAAATGCGTCACTACTTGCAGTTGGCACTGACAAAGATGTACTCGCTATGCGGCTCCATTCGGGCGTTTTTCGTTCAATGGATGATCCTTCGCGCATTGTCAAAGTCGGAACGCCAGGTGTCTCAGACTCAATTGCAATCGTCCGAGTTGTCATTACGCCGGATATGGTCGGTAAGTCCATCGCGGTATGCGCAGCAGCTGAGTTCAAAACACTCAAAGGCAAGCAGCGAGATGCACAAAAGAATTGGCAAGCGGCGTTTGAGAAACGTGGCGGTAAATATCGCCTCATCCGTTCTGCCGAGGAAATGAAGGATTTCATTGATGGAATCAAGCAAAACCCATGCAGCTGAGGACGAACTACTAAAGTTTCTGTCGCGTAAAAGCAACACTTCGCTTTACGTTTTCAGAGTTGTCCAGTGGTTGAAAGAAAAGTATCCGGCATCGCATGACAAGCTACTGCCTCAACTTCGAGAAATTTATAAGGAAAAGCGAAATGCAGAGAGATGAAATTAAAGAGGCAGTTAAGGCAGAACGCATCGAAATGCTACGCCTACTCAAAGAAGCCTGCAAGCCATACGGCAAGGCTGGAGAGTGCGTTTACAGCACATTCAAGCACTCGCTTGAGAAGGCAAAGAAATGAAGCAAATCAAAATTATGTATACCTGTTGCAATTTGTGCCACACAGCGCATAGGAACAAAATCACAGCTTGGTTTCATTGGGCGTGGTTGCGAGCGAGAGGTTTGGCATGACAAGCCAGCTGGATAGTACTGGCGTTGCAGCTGTTGACCACAACTACTTTTGGCAACCGATTGACACCTGCCCTCGTGGTGTAAAAGTTCAGCTTCTCGGCTCTGGGGGAGTCGCGATGTATGGCCAATACAACGGAAAAGATACGTTTTATACGCATTGGCAAAAACTTCCAACCATTAAGAAGGATATGAAATGACAAAACCAGATCAAGATAGTATTAAGAAAATGTTTTGGCTTGATGATAATTCTGGTCTTCTTTACTGGAGATTTTCTCCATCAAAAAACGTTAAGCCTTGGCAGAAAGCCGGATTTACTCAAAGTGACAGAATGAGACTAAAAGTAAAAATAAATTCAAAAGATCATATGGCTCACAATATTGTCTGGATATACAAGCATGGAAAAATAGATGATGGAATGGTTGTAGACCACATAGATAGAAATGAAGGAAACAACAGGCCAGAAAATCTAAGACTTGTTACAAGAAGCATGAATTGTCAAAATAGAATTTATAAAAAATCAAAAAATAGTCATGTTGGAGTCTATGACCATCTTGGAGGGTGGATTGCAAGGATCACTATTCAAGGAAAGATGAAGCATCTTGGATTTTTTAAAAATAAAGAAGATGCGATAAAGGCAAGGGAATTTGCTGTTATAAATTGTAGTCAGCTTCATTTAATTGAAAAATAGATTCACAAGTGTGATATAGTTTTTGAGACACGGCTAGATAGAGGGTAGCTCCCCGAGTCGAAAAGCGACTGACCATCGCCTGCCGCCGTCTTTTTGGTCATCTCGCAAGGTCAAACGATGAAAACAACATTAGCACCAACATTCAAATCTATTTTTAAGGGCCATGAGGCTCTTGAAATCCGAATTAAATCCAAGTCCGGAATGTCCGGCTGGTTCTTTGGTAAAGGCAGCGGCCCTGACATCATCAAGCTGGTAGAAGAACATGACGGAAAGGCTGAGGCAATTTATGTCACGCTGAATCCAATCAACACATCCGCACTGACACGGACTGGTCAGCAAACATCGCAGCTCACGACTGACAAAGACATCTCGCGCCGAGCCTTCATCCTCATTGACGTTGACCCTGTGCGTCCAGCTGATATGTCCAGCACTGACGAGGAAAAGGAACAGGCTTATCAGCTGATCTTGCGCATCAAAGATCACCTCGAAGGCATTGGATTTCCACCACCTCACTTCGCAGATTCAGGAAACGGATACCACCTGTTGTTTCCATGCAACATGGAAAACAGCGAGGACTCCAAGCAACTCGTTCGCAGCTTTCTCAACGAGTTGGCCAAGCAATTCAACACGGCATGGGCCAAGGTAGATACGGTGGTCTACAACGCAGCTCGCATCGTTAAGCTGTACGGAACCATTGCCAAGAAGGGCGAAGACACTGCGGCGACACCACACCGCCGGTCTGCCTTAATCAGTACAGGCTCACATGATGAGCTAGTCACGCCTGAAATGCTGCGCGACTTTCTGCCAATAGAAGCTCAAGTGGCAATTCAGGTAAAGAAAAAACCAACTGAATCAGTCGGGAATAGGAAATACGTCCTGTCGGCGCTTGATGATGCCATCCAGAAGATTCAGAACGCACCCTCTGGCGAGCGCAACAACACGCTGAACTCGCAGGCGTTCTCAATTGCTCAATTCGTAGGCGCTGGCGAGCTGAACGAGCACCTTGCATGGTCATCGCTGTCAGAAGCTGCTGAGCACAATGGTTTGGATACCCAAGAGATTGATGCAACGCTGCACAGCGCCTTTCAAAAAGGCAAGATGCAACCCAGACATGCACCAGAGGTAAAACAGCGCTCTGTGGCTCCTGTGGTGGCTCGCAATGAGACAATCGACGAAGACACGGGTGAGATCATTCAAGGTGGCGATTCGGTTGATTGGTACAGTCCACTTCCTGATGTCAACGGTAAGGGAAAACCCTTATCAACGATTCAAAACATAGCTGCGGCTGCTCATCGTCTTGGCGTGACCATTCGTTACAACATCATCAAGAAAAAGCGCGAGATCATCATCCCGAATCAGAGCTTCAGCATGGACAACGAGGCTGAGGCTGCATTCGCTTGGTTTACGTCAAGCTGCAAGAAGCTGGAACTTTCATCAGCAGACCTTGATGCCTACACTTGGTATATCGCAGACAGCAACATCTACAACCCCGTTACAACGTGGGTTACGAGCAAGCCTTGGGATGGTCGATCACGCTTGAATGAGTTCTACAACACAGTAACGGCAGAGAACCAGGACTCAGACGCAAAGGTAAAAAGCCTCAAGGAAGCCATGATGTCGAAATGGCTGCTGTCTGCTGTTGCTGCTGCATTTGAGCCAAACGGAGCATCTACAGCTGGTGTTCTGGTATTTACTGGCGCTCAGTACATGGGCAAGACCAAGTGGTTTAAATCCCTTGCTCCAAAGACCTTGGATGTCATCAAAGACGGCCTAAGTCTGCGCCCTGATGACCGTGACAGCGTGAAACGTGCAGTGAGCTATTGGATGGTTGAACTCGGCGAGCTTGATGCAACCTTTCGCAAAGCTGACATAGCTGCGCTGAAGGCTTTTATCACCAGTGACCGCGATGTGATGAGACTGTCGTATGGCCGTGAAGAGAGAACCTTTGCCAGACGAACAGTTTTCTTTGGATCGGTCAACGACGACCAATTCTTGAAGGATAAGACTGGCAACAGGCGTTTTTGGACAATCAACTGTAAATCCATCGAATGCGATCACAAAATTGATATGCAGCAGCTTTGGGCTGAGGTTTATGAAAGCATGTATCTCAAAGGCATGAGCTGGTTCTTATCGAATGATGAGGTTGCAGAGCTGAATGAGCACAATGACAACCACACTGAGATCGACCCGATTGATGAGCGCTTGTCGTTCCGTTTGGAGTGGAAGACTGATGAGTCCAACTGGAGATGGGTAACGGCCACGCAGATGCTGATGGAGTGCGGCATCGACAGGCCAACCAGCAGTGACACTAAGACAGCTGGATTGTTCCTGCGCAAGATGAACGTGCAAAAACGCAAGAGCAGCGGAAAGAGCCTTGTTTTTGTGCCGCCAGCATTGAGAATCGGTCAATTTTGATCTATACCCTCTCTACCCTCATCTCTACCCTATACAAAAAACTCTTGAAACCAGCATGGTTACTGGGTTTCTCTTTACTATAGGGTAGAGAGGGTAGAGAGGGTAGGTAAATATAGAGACTTTGAGAAAGTAGTAAATATAGGAGTTTGCATGGAATTCATACGATTTTTTTGTACTCTAGGAATTTGCGTCACTCACCTACCCTCTCTACCCTATTTCGCTGGCAAGCCAGCAACCATGCGGCTTGCGGGGAGGGTAGGTGGTTCACATTCACCTACCCTCGGAGGGTAGTGATGAGCCAACATTCATGGATGTATCAAAACAACGCCTGGCGAGCACTGAGGCTTGAGCAACTCAAGAGAGAGCCACTTTGTAGGTTCTGCAAGAGCCGTGGAGTGATTACAGTGGCCACCGTTTGTGATCACATTGAGCCACATCGAGGTGATTTGGAGAAGTTCTGGGCTGAGGGAAATTTTCAGTCGTTGTGTGCCGATTGTCATAACGTCACGAAAAAACGCATGGAGAACGGCTGGAAGGAAAAGCCACACATCGGACTGGATGGCTGGCCGGAATAGTCTGGCGCAAAATTTGGTTTTCAGCCAAACCCAAGTCTATTTTTAGTTTTAAATTGCACGGGGAGGGGGTATTTGCATCACTTTTTCCAGTGAACCTTACAAAACTTACAAAATGTTTCACGAAATATGTTTCACGGCGAGAAATTTTTTATGAATCGGCGCTAAGTCGTTGATTCATATACGATTTTTTAAAATGCTTTACATCATGCAACAAACCGCGCTACTAAGCAATCACGGAGCAACGACAAACCGCCTACAAACCCGCCGCGCCCGTATATGCACCGCATACACCGCCGCCGCCCGTATCGGATAGCCGCCCCGATAATTCGCCGCCGGTATCCGGTGCACCGCTGGAAAGTAACCCCGCCAGTTTTGCCCGTATCGGGCCGCATACGCGCCGCCCCGATACAGTCACCAAAACGCCGCCCAAGGGACTCACTTATCTTTTAGGTGTACCGCATACGCAAAGCAAAACGAAGCGCATACGGGCCGTTTTACTTAAGTGAGTACTCACTTCACAAATAGGCAAAAGAAAAAGGGCGTTAACCCCTTTTCTTTTATCCATGCATTAAGCTAATCGAATGATTCAAGCAATACCCAAAAATAGGCGGCTTTGCATACGCGATAAAACGGCTTATCCCCTAGTGTTTGGCAATAAATTAGCCCAGCTTCATCGATTGACGTTATGCGGTGCAACTCTTTCCCGTGCGTGGTAATTACCCCAATATTTCCCGTTTTCATGTTTTGCCCCTTACATGCTTAAAATTCGCACATGTGCCATGTATGCGCGGAATGCCTCACGCTCCGCACGATACCGCGCCGCGCCGCGCGTTTTGCACAATTCGCGGTGAATTAAACTTTCCGTATTTGTTTCTCGGCGTGTAGCCACGGCAACAAACCCGCCCGCTTCTTTTTTAGTGCCGCTATTGAATGACACGCCCGTTTTTTGGTTTGTTAGTTGCATGGTTGAACCTTTTCATTGTTTGAGAAATAGAAAACGCGCCCGTATGCGATAAGTAAGGCGGTTCGGTTTGATTGTTTGCGGCATTCGTTGCCGTTGCACTGAAAAATAGCGCCCACGGGTAATTGTGAAAAAATCATGGTTTCCCCTTATCTGTAATACCTAAGCCCGTCAATCGGGCAAACAATGAATTTTTTAATGTGTCGTTCAATAGAGCAAAACACACCCGATTTTTTTTGCACCGCGTTTGCATAATCTACCGCTTCGCACTGGGTAGAAAATCGGCGCTTACCGCCCACAATGAAACATTCAAACAATGAAACGGGTATTTCCTTGTAATGTGTCGCACCGTGGCCAAAACGAATCTCCGAAGCGGTAGGGTTTCTATGCGAGGTTAAGCGCGGGCCGGTGCATGAGTAATCGAATTGCATTTTCATCCCCTTAAACTTTTGAACAATCAAAGCAATAACAAAATCCGCGCCCGTCGGCACTGTCTCCGTATCGCATACCATCTAAGTTCCAATCAAGGCAATTTTTCTTAACTAACGCCTTAACCGCCTCAAAGTGGCATTGCTCACCGCTTAATTGATACGGGTAAGGTATCGTTGCAGTAAAGCCTTTTCTATCGCCCAAATCGGCGGTGTAAGCCTTAATGCGCGCCCCGCGCGTATTTGTAGGCCCGATAAATTTTGTGTGAATTGCAATCATTCTTTTCCCCTTATTTTGTGAAAACGTCAAAAGTAGCAAGCATGAGACAAAGCCACGCCGAGAAAACAAAAAAACCGATACAAAAATTTTTCATTTTTAACCCCTTGATTTTGCGAAAAACTATTTTTTCGCATGTGTTTATTATACACAATTTTTAACATTTTGCAACAAATAACATAGGGACAAACCCTATATTTGTAAAATATTTTTTACCCGATACCGCCGCGCCGCCGATACCGCCGCGCGGCCTCCGTTTTTCCC